GCCTGATTGCGGTCATGTGATTCGCTGTTGCGAATGGCGCCAAATAGGCGCCGAGCTTGCTGTCGTAGACCGCATATAGTTCTAGTTCCATGAATGGTTCCTTTTTAGGAGAGATTACGTGTTGAATAGAGTTTTGCTTTACGTCTTAAAACTTCTTCTTTTGTGTCTTGCCTTGCTTGGGATAACTCTTGTGGGCTTTGTAGTACATGTACTTTTCGTTTCTCTTTGATTTCCTCCCATAGGTCGGGGTCGCTTTTTTCTAGCATTCTATCGTAGAATTTTGGCGGCCTGAACTTTTGCCCTTTTGCGATTGCGTAATCGTGTGGGTATAGGTCGCCTCGATATTTCTCGAACCAGGTCGTGCCTAGACCTTTGTTCCGGCTCATTGTTGCATAGGGTGACTTGACACTCCAGACCTCGCCGGTCGAAGTGTCTATTCTTTGATTTTGCGCTTCTTCTGCCGGGCCCTTCGTTTTCTTGAAGGTGTAGCTAGCTACGTAGGCAGCGGAGTCGAATGTGACGTCCCCGATTGCAGAGAATCCCCACGGCCACAGGCGGGCCAGTGTGGGTGAAGCGTAGAGCGGATGACCGCTCGGGTTGCCGATTTTGGCTCGGTCCTCATGGAAATTGAGTCCGAAGATAACGGCATGGTAGTGCGGGCGGAGAGTCTTCTCCCCGTATTCCCCGCAGTGTAGGAATCGGAATGGTCCGTATTCTTTTCTTACCCGTTTTGCGAACTTCTGCCAGTGTTCCACGTCGACGCTCTGGTCTTCCGGCAGGTGTTCGTTGTTATAGGTAAGTGTGACGAATGAATTGCGGGCGTGCATCTGACTTTCGTGCACCGCCCGGATTGCCCAGTCGCGGGTACGCCTAAGGCGACACCCGCGACATTGGCCGCAGGCGAGTCGTAGAGGGCGATCGTAGTACCCTCGGGTAGCATCGAAGGTGATCGCCCCTTCTGGGGTCTTATAGGCTCTTAGAGGGGCATTACAGCCCAGACTAGAGCCTCCACCCTCCACGCATTGGTTTCCCGCGGGAGTAGTTCATTTTCTTCACTTTATTTCCCCGCCGGTAGTTTCTGCGGCTTTTGCTTCTACTCATTCGTCGTCGTCGCGGCATTTCCGCTCCTCTTTTTTTGGGTTGACTGACACCCACCCGGCTGTCCCTCCGGGCGGGTGTCAGTCAGACCAGTTACATCAAGTAGATACTGGTCTTGGGGGGTACTCCCCCCTTTTTACCCCCCTTTTACTTTCCGCCTTGCGGCGGTTCGGGATTTTCCGATGGGGGTGGATCACCCACGGGCTCCGTGCCCGGGATGATCTTTTGCGCCGGTACTGTTTTCGGCTTTGGAGAGGGGAAGATTGTTTCTTTCCCCTTTTCCTCGTCAGGATTAAGCATGTATTCGAGCCCGGCTTCGCCCAGCTCGAGCGTGCCTTCCTCCGTATGGAGCATGTTTATGAATTTCACGGGATCGTTTTGGCACGCTTGTCGGACCGCGGACGGGAGAGTTGCGAAGTTGTCCTCCGCTTCTTCCACTAGGTGGATCGCGCCTTGCAAGTCGCGAACTCTTGTGCAGTCGATATAGAGCGGGGACTTCGGATTTAGATGGCTGATGTTTCCTGTTTCCGCGTGCCGTTTAATGATGATGTTAATATCGCAGTCGTCTTTCATGTGCTGCTGCGTGGCGCATTCTCCTCCGGAGCGAGCGGTCACCCGCTCTCTTGATCTTGTCGGTCGAATGAAGGGTGGTTTGGCTGCTTGTAGTTTTTCCAGGGCTTCTTTACTCATCCGTTTTAGGTAATCCCATTTTGAGGGGTATAGTTTTTCTTCTATTTGTTCTGTAGGTATAAGGGTATTGATTAGATAGATTAGTTTTTTTATTTCGTTTCTCTTTTTAATGATTTCCTTTCGGATGTTGCTGATGTTTTGATCGCGGTCTCTAGAGCCGCGAGTTTCTTGTGTGATGTGCCCTGTGCGTTGAGCCATTTATCGGCTTCTTTGGATTTGCTGTATCCAGGGTAGGAGTGATTTTGCCGTACTGCCGGTTTCTTGAGTAGTTACTGCCGGTCGGCCGTACTTGCCGGAATAGAATTGACCGCGAAGTGCGGCTTGCGGCAGTTGACTTTGTTCCAGCGCTGTCTGCGCGTCTCTGAGATTTGCGTTTGCACGCTCTGCTAAGCCTTTATCTCTATTAAGTGCTTGTTGTGTTTCCTCCGTGTCTATTTGTTGGCCTATTAGTATATTTTGTTGTTCCCGTAGGCCTTTTGCGCTTGTCGCTTGAGTTTTTGCGCTTTCTGCTTGTGATAATGCCGCCCCCGCGGCTAGCCCAGCCGAGCCCGCGCCGGCGATTCCGCCGGCGCTTGAGATGCTCGCTGAGGCAGTTCCGGGTACCCCGGTTTTGTACGAGAGTATTGGGTTGAGGCCAGCTTTTCGCATGTCCTCCATTTGCCGCTGGTAGCGTTGTTTATAGAAAGCTGTTTGGAATTGTTGTGCGTCTTCTTGTAGCAGCTTCGATGTAAAGAACGATGCCACCGTCCCGAGTGCGGCGGTGCCTCCGCCGATGCCTGCGAATCCCATTAGAAGTGATCGATCATGCCGGGAACGCTATAGGTCGGCATAGGCCGGACGCATTTGTAGTTGAAGAACGAATCGAACAGGAAGTCCGGTTCCGATGGCACAGCCACTATCCGCTGAATTGGCGGAAGTTCGTCGATGAAGGCCTGGTTCAGTACTGGTGCCGCTGCGAAGTCGAGCGCCAGGTGCCAGGTATCCAGGCTGGTTACATCGTTGCTTCGCAGTTGTCCCGTGATTTGGGACGGCTTGTAGCGATATTCCGCGAAGCGTTCTTGATAGCCGAAGACCACGTTGTCTTCGGCAGGTACGCCGCTTGTAAAGATTTCACTTTGCAAGACGGCTTGTTCGCCCAGATGGGCGAGGGTCGGCCAGTAGAAGTCGAACCGAGTTTGCCGGTCCCACATTCTGTTTTTGCCTTGTTGGTAGTTTAGGTCCGCTCGGACACTCATGATGCCGAGCAGGACGCAGTGTTCTGTAAAGCTTTTGGTCCAACCCTTAATAGTGTCCGCCGCCACTCCGTAGGCGGCGAGTTCTGCTAGCGGGGTTGTCCCTGTTTCGCTGGTTTGTGCGATTTGGTGAATCCGGATTGGGGTGGAACCCCCCCCTAAATATTCAGGCCGTTGAAGTCTGCTGTCAGGACTTTGAACTCCGAAATGACTCCGTAGAATTTCGGTGTACCTGGTTCCGCCTCTCGCGTCCCGTTCAAACAGCCTTTGAATTTGGAAGCTTTCCCGGATTTGATTAATTGTCGCTGCTGTTGCGGAGGATAGATCTGCTTGCCAGGTTTCTCCGCTGATGTCGTAGTCGAGCCCGGGGTCATTCCATGTTGCGTTTGTCGGCGAGCCCGTTGCGGCATTCGCCCAGTCGGCGCTTGTTGGTGCGCCGGATATGTTCGTGAGCGGGTTGGCTGTTGAGCCACCCACGTCCCAGGTTGGTGCACCGGTAATCGCTAGGTCATCAATTCCGGAGCTCGTCAGGTTGACGGGTGCGGACACTCCCAATGGGAGTGTGACCGCTGTTCCCTTTTGCGGGAACGGTAGGCAACTCGTGAAGTAGTCGTGCCGCTTCTGTCTAGACAAGACGGCATACGTGCCCCCGGCGTCGGGGCCATCGTCCCTGTTGACGGTCGTGGAGTTGACGATATTTTCGTCTCTATACCACTCGTTGTAGATTAGCGTATACGCTCTGAAGTGTAGGGCATTCGCCAGCATGGGGTCAATTGCCGTCGGTAGCCCGAAGTAGTCCCCCAGACTGTGGCGCGGCCAGCCCGTTACGGGCGCGGTGACTTGTGGGACCAGGAAGTCTGTTGAATCTCCTGGATCCGTTTGTTCGCCCATGAACTTTTGGAAGTTGTCCCAGATAAGTCTTAGTGGGACGGCGAAGAAGTGTATATCCATGTGCAAGTTGTCCAGGATCGGATGAAGCAAGGTATTGAGTCTCGCGAAGGTCGCCATAGACAATGACATCGTATCGCCGGGTAGTGCTTCGTCCACGAAGATTGGAATAAGTTTCCCGGCGTCGAAGGTCGTCTTGTAGCCGTGTGATCGGTCGAACGCGGAGCGTGGTGTTTGCACCGATGGTGTTGACGCGAACCGGCTTTGCCTGCTGATATTTGTTGCGCCTTTGCGTTTTGCTTGGTGCCTCATGGCGTGTCGATCCTTTGTTGGTTAGCGAGGAGTTCGTGTGCTTGCGAAATGCAGACTTTCTTTGCTGGTATTATTTCGCCGCTTTCCGCGGCGTATTTCGCCAGGTGCCACAGGCTGTAGTCTTCAGCGTGTATATTGAAGTCGTGGCCTTCCTGGCTGACGGCAGTATCAAACTGCCTGATTGCGGTCATGTGATTCGCTGTTGCGAATGGCGCCAAATAGGCGCCGAGCTTGCTGTCGTAGACCGCATATAGTTCTAGTTCCATGAATGGTTCCTTTTTAGGAGAGATTACGTGTTGAATAGAGTTTTGCTTTACGT